ATTCCCCCATCGCGATGGCGAGGGACGCCCTGGGCATGTCGATGGCGGCGGAGGAGTACGGCGCGGCGTTCTTCAGCAACGGGGCGACGCCCGGCGGCGTCCTCGAGCACCCCGGGATAATCAAGGACCCGAAGAAGCTCAAGGCGGACTGGAACGCCGCCCACCAGGGGAGCCGCAACGCGAACCGGCTGGTCGTCCTGGAGGAGGGCATGAAGTACCACCCCATCACGATACCGCCGGAGCAGGCCCAGTTCCTCGAGACGCGCAAGTACCAGACGTCCGAGATATGCCGCATCTTCCGCGTCCCGCCCCACCTGGTGGCGGACCTGGACAGGGCGACGTTCAGCAACATCGAGAACCAGTCCATCAGCTTCGTCGTCCACACGGTGCGCCCCTGGCTGGTCAGGATAGAGCAGGCGATGAACAGGTCACTGTTCCTCCCGAGCGAGAAGGCGCGGCATTTCGTGGGCTTCGTGGTTGACGGCCTGCTGCGCGGCAACTACGAGAGCAGGATGAAGGGCTACTCGATAGGTCTCCAGAACGGCTTCATGTCGCCGAACGACATCAGGGGCCTGGAGAACTGGAACTCCATACCGGACGGGGACACCTACATGGTGAACGGGAACATGCTCCCGCTCGGGATGGTGGGGGCATACATCAAGGACAGGGGCACGGTCAAGGAGCTGTGACCCGCCCGACGGGGGGCGCCGAGGTTGAGGCCGTTTTCAAAAAGGGAGATATTCGTGGCTGGTGCGGTGTGGGCCATCCTGTGGTTCGCCGTAGGCTACGCCATTGTCATGTGCCTGAAATAGCCCTGCGCTAATCTGCGCTAATCCCCTGCCAATCCCCCGAGCCGCGCCTGGCAATGGGCGCGGCTTCGACATGCACGAAAGGTGGAAACAAAAGTTGAAAAAGTTCTGGAACTGGGTGAAGAACGACGACGACACCCGGACCTTGCACCTAACTGGCACGATATCCGACGAATCCTGGCTGGGCGACGAGGTCACGCCGAAGATGTTCAAGGCCGACCTGATGAGGGGCCTGGGCGACATCGTCGTCTACGTCAACTCCCCCGGCGGGGACGTGTTCGCCGCCGCCGAGATATACACGATGCTCAAGGAGTACCCCGGCAACGTGCAGGTCAAGGTGGACGCGGTCGCGGCGTCGGCGGCCAGCGTGGTCGCGATGGCGGGGGACGAGCTGCTCATGTCCCCGGCGGCCTTCCTGATGATCCACGACCCCATGACGCTCACAATCGGGACGGAGGCGGAGCACGAGCGGGCGCTGGCCCAGCTCCAGGAGGTCAAGGAGTCGATCATCAACGTCTACCAGCTCAAGACCGGGCTGTCCAGGGCCAAGCTCGCGCACCTGATGGCGGACGAGACGTGGATGAACGCCTACCAGGCGGTGGAGATGGGCTTCGCGGACAGGGTGATGTTCGCCGAGGGCGCGGCGGCCCCCGCGCAGGCGGCGCCCGTGGAGATGCTGTTCAGCCGCCGGGCGGTGGAGAACGCGCTGCTGGGCAAGATGCCGGCCCCGCCCACCCCGCCATTGCCAGCGCCGCCGGTCCTGCCAACGCCCACGCCCACGCCAGCGCCGCTGATACCCGCGCCAACCCCGGCGCCAACTCCTGCACCCACGCCACCGACACCAACCCCGGCCCCAGCCTACACGGAGACGCCGGCCCCGGCCGGAATCCCGGCCACCACAATCGAGTCGCTGTTTGCGCGGCTCAACCGCATTCAACACGAAATATTTGGAGGGAAGAATATATGAGCAAGGCACTTGAACTCAGGCAGAAGCGTTCCCAGGTGTGGGAAGCCGCGAAGGCTTTCCTCGAATCCAAGCGGAGCCCCGACGGCCTGGTGTCCGCAGAGGACAGCGCAGTCTACGACAAGATGGAAGCCGACATGGTCGCCCTGGGCAAGGAGGCCGAGCGCCTCGAGCGCCAGTCCGCCCTCGACCTGGAGATGGCCGCGCCCACGTCCGCGCCGGCCCTCGGGCAGCCGGGCGCCATGCCCGGGGCGGGCGGGGGCTCCGGCAGGGCCGGCGACGAGTACAGGAAGAGCTTCTGGAGCCTGCTTCGCGGCCACCGCGACCCCGCGGTCCTGAACAGCCTCAAGGTTGGCGAGGACGTCGAGGGCGGCTACCTCGTGCCCGTAGAGTACGAGCGCACCCTGGTCTCCGGCCTGGACGAAGAGAACTTCCTAAGGCGCGTCAGCCACGTCATCCGCACAGGCGGCGACCGCAAGATACCCGTCGTCGCCACGCGCGGGGAGGCGGCGTGGGTCGACGAGGAGGGCACGATCCCGGAGAGCGACGACAGCTTCGGCCAGGTCACGCTCGGGGCATACAAGCTGGCAACCATGATCAAGGCGTCCGAGGAGCTCGTGGCCGACGCGTTCTTCGACCTGGGGGCCTATATAGCGAACGAGTTCGCCCGCCGCATCGGCAACAAGGAGGAAGAGGCGTTCCTCCTGGGGGACGGCAACGGCAAGCCCACCGGCCTGCTGCACGACACCTACGGGGGCGAGGTCGGCGCGACCACGTCGGGTGCGACGGCCCTGACAATCGACTCCATCATCGACCTTTTCTACTCGCTCAAGGCCCCGTACAGGCGCAGGGCCGCGTTCGTGATGCACGACCAGACGCTCAAGAACGTGCGCAAGCTCAAGGACAGCACGGGCAACTATATCTGGCAGGCGTCGGTCAAGGAGGGCGAGCCGGACCGCATCCTGGGCCGCCCCATCTACACGTCGGTGTACATGCCGACGATGGAGGCCGACGCCAAGACGGTCGTCTTCGGCGACTTCGCGTATTATTGGATCGCCGACCGCCAGGGGCGCACGTTCAAGCGGCTCAACGAGCTGTTCGCCGTAACCGGCCAGGTGGCGTTCCTCGCCAGCCAGCGCGTCGACGGGAGGCTCATCCTGCCCGAGGCCGTCAAGATATTGAAGCAGCACGAATGACGGGGGAAAAAATGATCATGGGGGGTTCGGACTGACATGCACGCAACGAAAAACTACACCGACTGCGAGGGCGCGCGGACTGTCATCGGCGGGGAGCTGCTGATAGAGGGCGGCGCGAAGGTCACCGGGCTGGGCGCGAAGGCCCAGCCCGACAGCAAGGCGGCGACCGTGGAGGAGCTGGCGGCGGACCACAACCGCCTGCTGGCGTCCCTGCGCGCGGCGGGCCTGTTGGAGGGCAAGAAATGACGATATTCAACATCCTTGCGTCATTGCTGGCGCATTTCGCCCCCGCGCTCGGCGGGGCGCAGGTCGCGTTCATGCCCGAGGCAAGCCTGTGGGGCGCGTAGAGGCGCTCCTGCCGAAGGTGAAGGAGAACCTGATGCTCCGGCACGGGGAGGACGACGGCCTGCTGGGGCGGGCCGTCCTCGCCGCGCTCTCGTACGCCGAGGCGTTCCAGAAGAAGCCCCGGGGCGCCTACACCGCCGACGCGCCGCCGGGCGCCGACGGCGGCGGCCCCGGGGAGATGACCCCCGCGACGGAGCAGGCCGTCGTCATGATGGCGTCGCACCTGTACGAGTCCCGCGACGGCTCCACGGGCGGGTTCTTCGCGGACAGCCCCGCAGCCGCCGGGCAGTCGATGGCGGCGGTGGACAGGCTGCTCATGCACGACAAGGAGTGGGTAGTATGAGCTACGGCAAGATGTCGGCCCTCTGCGACATCGTGTCGGCGGAGCCGGGCAGGGACGCCGAGGGCTTCGCGCAGACGAAGGCAACCGTCCTGGCCAGCGTCAGGGCGTACAGGGAGGACAGGCACGGCAGCGTGGCGTGGGCGAACCGCGCCGCGTTCTCCACGGCCACGGCGCTGTTCCGGTTCCGGCGGGTGCCGGGCGTGGAGGTGGACGCCACGATGTCCATCGCCTGCGCCGACGGCCTGTACCGCATCCTCAGCGCGGAGGACGTGAAGGGCCGGGGCATGTACGTGGAGGCGCTGGCGGAGAAGACCGAGCCGTCCATGAGGTGACGAGAATGGCGAAAATGGAGATGAAGATGCCGGACGAGCTGGCCGACAGGCTGTCGCGGCTCGGCGGGCAGACGGACAGGATCGCCGAGGCATGCCTGAAAGAGGGCGCCGAGGTGGCGCTGGCCGCCGTCAGGGGCGGCCTTTCGGCGGCGATAGGCAGCGGGCTTGAATACGAGGGGCGCTCCACCGGCGAGCTGCTCTCCTCCCTTGGCGCGGCGCCCGTCCTGGTGGACAGGGACGGCAACTCCAACACGCACATCGGGTTCAACGAGCCGCGCCGCAGGCAGCGCGCCGCCAAGGGCAGGCGCAGCTACGGCAGGGCCACCAACGCAATGATCGCGAACGTCCTGGAATACGGCAAGCACGGCCAGCCGCCCAAGCCGTTCCTGAAGGCGGCGATGGCGTCGTCCCGCAGGGGATGCGCCGAGGCCATGCAAAAAGCGTTCGACCGGGAGGCGGGGAACCTATGAGCAGCATATTGACAGAGCTCGTGTCCGTCATGGACAAGCTGGGCCTGCCGGTCGAGACCGGGGTGTTTTCGGGCAAGGCCCCGGAAGAGTACGCCGTCCTGACGCCGCTGGCCGAGACCTTCGAGGTGCACGCGGACGACCGGCCGCAGCACGAGACGCAGGAGGCGCGGGTGTCGCTGTACAGCCGGGGCAGCTACCTCAGGCGGAAGACGCAGGTCGTCAACGCCCTGCTGGCGGGCGGCTTCACGGTCACCAACAGGCGCTACGTCGGCCACGAGGACGGCACCGGGTACCACCACTACGCCATCGACGCGGCGATGAATTTTGAATTGGAGGACATGGAAAAATGGCAACCATTGGCTTTGACAAGCTCTATTACGCGCCAATAACCGAGGGCGAGGGCGGCGACGAGACCTACGGCGCCCCCGAGGCCCTTGCCAAGGCGATTTCCGCCGCGCTGTCGGTGGAACTGGCCGAGGCCATCCTGTACGCCGACGACGCGGCTTCCGCCGTGGTCAAGGAGTTCAAGTCCGGCAAGCTGTCGCTGGGCGTCGAGGACATCGGGCACGGCGCGGCGGCCAAGCTGACCGGCGCCGCCGTGGACGAGAACGGCGTCCTGATATCGTCCAGCGAGGACGGCGGGGCCCCCGTGGCGGTGGGCTTCCGCGCCCTGGCGGCGAACGGCAAGTACCGCCACTTCTGGCTGTACCGCGTGAAGTTCTCCACCCCGGGCACCAACCTGGCCACGAAGGGCGACAGCATCGCGTTCTCCACCCCGACGATAGAGGGGACGATCATGAGGCGCAACAGGCCGGACGAGAACGGGAGGCACCCCTGGAAGGCCGAGGCGAGCGAGGGCGACGCGGGCCTGGGCGCCGACGTCGTCGCCGGGTGGTTCGACGCCGTCTACGAGCCCAGCTTCTCGGGCGGGGGCCCTGTATGAGCGGGCGCGGGGCGCCGATAGAGATAGGCGGGCAGGAATACGAGCTGCTGCTGACGACGCGGGCGACGAAGGAGATCGCCGCCCGCTACGGCGGCCTCGAGAACCTCGGCGAAAAGCTCATGAAGGCCGAGAACTTCGAGATGGCGCTGTCCGAGGTCGTCTGGCTGGTGGCGCTGCTGGCCAACCAGACGATATGCGTACACAACCTGAGGAACCCCGGCGGCCAGCGCCCGCTCCTGACGACGGACGAGGTGGAGCTCCTGACCGCGCCGTGCGAGCTGGCCGGGTACAGGGACGCCATAGCGGCGGCCATGTCCCGGGGGGCCGGGCGCGACGTGGAGAGCGAGGAAGACGGAAAAAACGCGCAGGCCGGGTAAGCGACGCGGAGCTGTTTGCCCGGCTCTACTATTTCGGCACGGTCCAGCTCGGGATGGGCGCCGAGGAGTTCTGGCTGGCGCCCATCGGCCTGCTCATGGACCTGTGCGCCTGCCACAGGCAGTTCCTGGGGCAGGAGAGGCCCAGGCGCGAGCATTTCATCGACGAGGTCTTCGTGGACGGGATATGAAAAATAGCCGCATTTGCGGCTATTTTTCATTCGTCGTCGTAGTGCCCTTTGCAAGACAGGATTTCCAGGGCCTTATGCGGGGCCTCGCCTTGGACCCTATAGACCAGCCTGTTTTTGTCGTCGATCTCCCTGCTCCAAAAGCCGCTCAATTCGCCTTTTAGCGGCTCAGGCTTGCCGATGCCGGAATAGGGGCTGCGCTCAGTGTCGCGCAGCAGCTTGTTGATGCGCTTTAGCGTCTTGCGGTCTTGGCCCTGCCAGTAAAGGTAGTCATCCCACGCCTCGTCGAACCATGTCTTCTTCATTCGCCGTCGTCCAGCAGCTCATGCTCAACGCCCTTGCCGCCGTTCAGGGCGGCGATGCCCCGGCGGAGGTGCGCAAGGTTGCTCTCGCTGTAAAACGGGTCGGGTTCCGCAGCTAC